GGGCCACGGGAAATTTGAGCGGCGACATCACACCGTTCACCGAACTCAGCCCGCAAAATTTAGCGGCGGCGGTATGGGAAACGATTGCTGCAGACTTTAACGAGGCAGGGACGATGGGCAACAAGTTGAACCTTGCAGCATCTGGCGGAGTAGACTACGATACGCTTGCGCAAGCTGTGTGGACCTATGTGAGCCGCACGCTAACCTCGGGCAGCAATGACTGCCTGACACTCCCCCAGTTCCTGGCTCTGAAGGACTGATTATGGCTAAGTCCCCAGCGTGGCAACGCAAGGAAGGCAAGTCCGAGAAGGGCGGGTTAAACGCCAAAGGGCGGGCTTCCTACAACAAGGCTAACCCCGGCAAGCCTGGGCTCAAAGCTCCGCAGCCTGAAGGTGGCCCGCGCCGTGACTCATTCTGTGCCCGCATGAAGGGTATGAAGAATAAACTCACGAGTGAGAAGACAGCCAAAGATCCAAATTCTCGTATCAATAAAAGCCTGAGGGCGTGGAACTGTTAACATGAAACACGAAGTTTCTGAAAGCACAAAACATGCTGTTGACGCCCTATCAGTCGTTACAGTGGTTGGCACGCTCATGGAATTTTTACCTGCTGTTGCAGCGATCTTTACGATTGTGTGGACCGGGATTCGCATCTGGGAAACCGACACGATCAAATCGTGGACCGGGAGAAAGTAATGCCGGTTGAGTCCGAGAAACAGCGCAGGTTTATGTATGCTTCACTTGCAGGCAAGACTGACGTCCCGCCCAGCGTAGCGAAGAAGTTTGTTGGTCCCAAAGCACATGCCGAAGGAGGCAGTATGAAAGAGTCCAAGGAAATGATGGGTAAGGAACTGGCTTTCATGAAGGCCAAGAAGGCTCCCAAGAGCATGATCAAGCACGAGATGAAGGAAGCCAAGGGCTACGCCAAGGGCGGCGGCATTGAGTCCAAGGGTAAGACCAAGGGCAAGATGGTCAAGATGATGGGCGGCGGTAAGTGCTGAGGAGTGTGAGATGCCATTACCAGTAATTGCTCGGGCAGTAGCTTCTAAACTTGCCAAAGATGCCGCAAAAAACACGGCAAAACAGACCGCGAAAGAAGCGGCAGAAACATCTGCTCAGCAAGCAGCAAAAGAAACTGCAAAATTTCCGGGCCAGCGTTTAACGGGAACGCGAGCAGCAAAAGACACAAAAGAGCCAACGGAATACACGCCAGAATTGTCTGGTCGTATGCGTTATCGTCAACCAAGGGAAGATGAGTTTTTTGAAACTCGCACTCCTCGCATGAGTGATGATTACAAAAAAGGCGGCAAGGTCAAAAGCTACGCCTCTGGCGGCAAAGTTCGTGGTGGCGGCTGTGAGCGTCAAGGCAAGACCAAAGGCCGGTTTGTGTAAGGGCGCTACGTAAAATGAACCTCAATGATCCAAGCCTCAAGGTCAATGTTGACCGTTGGTATACCAAGTTTCCGCCGCTGACGCCGTGGTTCAAACATACGTCTAAGCCTGTACGCAAAGGCGTTTACATGGTTGACCAAAGCTGGCCGGATCAGGTGGAGCAGCCTGTCTTCTCGTTGTGGGACGGCAAGAATTGGTATCCGCAGGGATCAACGCCAGATGATGCTTTGCGTTACGTGTGTTTTGGTCCGATCCCTCGCGGAAAGTACATGGCCCCTGTGTTTAGACAGTGGCGTGGGGTGCAGGAGTTGACATGAGACCTTCGCGTGGCATGGGTGACATTCGACCTGAACTGAAGAAGCGCCGTGACAACACCGACTTCCTTCAGGGTGGGAAACGCCATGCCCGCAGGGATAATACTGATTTCCGTGAATACGCCGAGGGCGGACGGGTGAACGAAGCAGGCAACTACACCAAGCCGGGGATGCGTAAAGCCTTGTTCAACAAGATCAAGGCGCAAGCAACGCATGGCACAGGAGCAAACGAGTGGAGCGCCCGCAAGGCGCAGCTTCTTGCCAAGCAGTACAAGGCCAAGGGTGGCGGGTACAAGGACTGACATGAAAGCCCCGCAGCAGAGCTTGAAGGATTGGGGAAACCAGCGTTGGACGACCAAAAGTGGCAAACCTTCTAGCAAGACCGGCGAACGCTACCTCCCCAAGGCAGCTATCGAGTCTCTTACACCTTCAGAGTACGCTGCCACAACCAAGGCCAAACGCGCAGGAAAAGCCGCAGGCAAACAGTTTGTCAAACAGCCTCCCAAGATTGCTGCAAAAACCGCAAGGCATCGATAATGGCAACCTCCGGCACCGCTACCTTTAATCTCGACCTCAATGAGTACGTCGAGGAAGCATTCGAAAGATGCGGTGCTGAGTTGCGCACGGGCTATGATCTCCGTACTGCAAGGCGTAGCCTAAATCTTCTCTTTGCAGATTGGTCAAATCGCGGTATCAATATGTGGACCATTGAGCAGGGCCAACAAGTCCTGACCGCTGGCACAAACACCTACACGCTGCCCGCCGATACGGTGGATCTGATTGAGCATGTGATTCGTACGGGCGCGGGAAATGTCTCCACGCAGACCGACCTGACCATCACGCGCATCAGTGTTTCTACCTACTCGTCCATCCCCAACAAGCTCCAGTCTGCAAGGCCGATCCAAATTTGGATCAACCGCCAAGGCCCCGCTCCGCAGTTCACGGTGTGGCCCACGCCTGACAATTCTCAGACGTACACGCTTGTCTACTGGCGCTTGCGCAGGATTCAGGACGCTGGTGCGGGCGGCACGTACACACAAGATGTACCGTTCAGGTTCATCCCCGCTTTGGTGTCAGGACTGGCGTATTACCTGTCCATGAAGATCCCCGGTGCGATGGAGCGAATGCAGGTGCTAAAGGCGCAATATGATCAGGACTGGGATCTTGCTTCGACGGAAGACAGAGACCGCAGTGCAGTACGTTTTGTCCCAAGAGAGCAATTCATTAGCTGAGGTGCAACATGGCTGACAGTCTTTATAGAAAAGTCGTACCTGCGCAAATCCGCACGTTTGTTGAAACGCTTGCTGGGAAAAAAGATCCAATTACAGAAAAAGACTTTACGGATAAAGAACTGGAGCAAATGCGGGCCGCAGTTAAATACGCACAAACAAAGCCTTCTAGGACTCAAGCGTACAACGAAGGAAAAAAGCAGTATGAGTACGTGCAACCCCGCAGAGATGTTGTTGGGTATGATGACTACGGCCTTGGTAAAAGTGTAGCGCGTAAAGATTGGAATGTGTTACCAGAAGCAGCCGCAAGAAACACTTTAGGACAGTTCAGATTCCAAAAAACGCCAGACGGGCGTACAGTTGCAATAGATAAATACGATTTTGAAGATGATCTGGTAAACAAAGGTGAGCGCTCGTCCGCAGAGTACGCAAAAATGTCCACTGCGGAAAAATTAGCTGCGCTTGCAAAAGATACGGTTACCCGGCCTCGTGGCATTGGAACTCTGCCAAGCAGGGTTGGTAGCGCCTTTATTGGCAAAGAAGGACGACCTGTCAGCATCGATCTTGGAGAAGGTCTAAAAAAAGGCGGCGCAGTGAAATCTAAAGCTTCCCGTGGTGACGGGATTGCGCAGCGCGGCAAGACCAAAGGCAGGTTTGTGTGAGCAATCGCTTTGCAAACGGCGCAAAGGCATTCGGCTACTGCGATGTCTGCGGGTTTCGTTTTGACCTCAAAAAGCTCAAGAATCTCGTAGTCAAAACCAAGCAAACACAGATTCGTGCCTGTACGGCTTGTTGGACCCCAGATCAGCCACAGTTGCAACTCGGGATGTACCCAGTCAGCGACCCCCAGGCCATCCGCGATCCCCGCCCAGATACGAACACTTGGTACTTGTCTGGTGTGACTGCTACGGGCTCGTTCGGTGGGGGTAGCAGGGTGATTGAGTGGGGCTGGGCTCCGATAGGTGGGTCCAGTGGTTTTGATGCGCCCCTGACGCCAAACAGCTTGGTCGGGCAGGGATATGTTGGTACAGTCACGGTCAGCACGACCTAAGGAGTGAAAGATGAAAGATGTCCACAAGCACGAACGTGCGATGCACCCGGGCAAGCCGATGACCAAGCTCGCCAAGGGCGGGAAAGCCTTCAAGAAGGGTGGTCCCACCTCTGAGGACCGTATGCGCTTGGGCAAGAATCTGTCCCGCGCTGCCAACCAGAAGACGGGGTGAAACATGGGCAAGATCACAAAACTTCCTCCGGCCAAGCAGGCATACCCGCAAGGCCCTGTCAATCCGCGTGACCTGTGCATGGTGGTGGGCAGCATCTCCAAAGAGTCTGCTCCGGGGCCGAAGACCTCCGGGATCAAGATCCGTGGGACCGGCGCTGCCACCAAAGGCACAATGGCTAGAGGGCCAATGGCGTGAACTACACCGAGTTGCAGACTGCTGTAGAGGATTACACCGAGAACACTTTTTCGGCGGCTGACTTCGCCACAATGACGGAGCTAGCCGAGCAGCGCATCTATAACTCGGTTCAACTTCCCAATTTGCGGAAGAACACTACGCTCACACTCACCATTGGCAACCCGCTACTTGTAGTACCGGCAGACTTCTTGTCTGCGTTTTCCTTTGGTGTGAGCGTTGCGGGTGTGTTCAGTTACTTGCTGAACAAGGATGTAAATTTCATCCGGGAGTCGTTTCCCAGTGTGGCTGTCACTGGGACGCCGCAGTACTACGCGCTGTACGGCACGCAGACGGGTACGCCAAAGATTCAATCGTTCTTGCTTGGCCCCACGCCCAGCGCTGCTTTGAGTGCAGAGTTGGCGTATTTCTACTACCCGGAGAGCATCGTCACTGCATCGACCACATGGCTGGGTGACAATTTTGACAGCGTGCTGTTTAACGCGGTCATGGTTGAAGCGGCGCGGTTCATGAAGCAAGAGCCTGACATTATTGCCGAGACGGACAAGCAGTACGTTCAATCATTGACTCTGCTGAAGAACCTGGGCGAAGGCAAGAACCGTCAAGACGCATACCGTACTGGGCAGGTCAGAACGAAGGTGGTCTAAATGGCTCTGGTACAAACGCTATGCTCTTCGTTCAAACAGGAGTCATGGCTGGCTATCCATGATCTGGATACCGACACGTTGAAGATGGCGCTCTATACGAGCGCTGCTTCTCTTGGTGCAGACACCACGGCCTACACCCTCACAGGTGAAACGTCTGGCACAGGCTACACCGCTGGGGGCGAGATCCTCACCAATGTCCAAGTGCTCCTTTCTGGCACCACGGCGTATGTGACGTTCGACAACCCGGCTTGGCCTGGATCTAGTTTTGTTGCGCGTGGGGCGTTGATCTACAACTCCACCAAGGCAGACCGTGCGATTGCGGTGCTGGACTTTGGGTCTGACAAAACTGCTGGTCCAAATTTCACGGTGCAGCTTCCTGCTGCTTCTGCCACCACGGCGCTGATCCGATTCGCTTGAGGTAAGACATGCCATCAACATTTACCAACAGTCTTCGGCTTGTCCTTCCGGCGACCGGGGAACTGTCCAATACCTGGGGCACGGTGTTCAACGCCGGGGCAACCTCGCTGATTGACACATCAATTGCTGGGACTGCCAGCATCACGATGACGGCAGCGGACTACACGCTGTCAAATTCCAACGGGGTAGCAGACGAAGCGCGGGCTATGTTCCTTGTTCTGGGGGGAACTCCAGGCGGTTCGTACAACGTCATCGTCCCTGCGGTCAGTAAGCTGTACTTCGTGACCAACAACACCGGGTTTGCGCAGACGGTAAAGACTTCTGCCGGGTCGGGGGTTTCTGTTGCAAATAACGCAAAACTTGCTTTGCGATGCGATGGTACAAACGTGGTAGAGGCTTTGAGTTATGGAGTAGGTGATGCGCTTTTATCAGCCAACAACGCCTTTACGGGCGCCAATACTTTCTACAACGCCACGGGGCAGACGTTTGGTACTGCTACCGCAGCGCAGGACGGGATCATTCTAGCGGGCCGAGCCGGTGGAACTTCAACTTTCCGGGTGACGTTTCAACCCACAACACTGACGGCTAGTAGGACTTTGACGCTGCCTGACGCATCAGGAACGCTTGTTAATACTGCGACAAACAGTGGCAGCAACATCTTCATGTCTAACAATTTTGGAGGCTTTTAATCATGCCGGTTACCGCAACCCCAGTCTTTACGCAAACCCCCAACGTCGGGGCGCTGAATGCCATTCTCAGCACCGCGATGACGAACACAACGGCGTTTGACGGTACTCAAGCAACAGGCACTGCGATGGTCCTTGCCTTTACAGCAGGAGCAGATGGTTCCCGGATTGATTCTGTTGTGTGCAGGCTGACATCTACCAACGGTGCAACGGCCTCAGGAACATCCAGTGCGACGGTGGTGAGATTTTGGCTAAACAACGGGTCTGCCAACACCACCGCAGGCAACAACATTTTCATCGGTGAAGTAACGGTCCCGGCCACCGCAGTGACGGCGCTGGGCACAAGTGCTTTGACCACCTACCCTTTGACGCTGCCTGTAAATGGCCTGAACATCCCGGCTACTTACCGGGTGTATGCGGGAACGACCGTGGCTGCTGGCGGCACAAACATCGCAATCGCTGTGAATGTGCTGGGGGGTAACTACTAATGCCACTGCTCCAACGAACCGCGTTTAACTACGTCCCCAACGCCCCGACGTTAGATTTAACAACGGGGTTCACGGAGACGGCGACGACGGCAGCGGTAGCCGCAACGGGCACGATTGACTTTGATGTCAACACGCAGTCTGTTCTGTTCTTTACCAGCAACGCTTCTGCAAACTGGACCATCAATATCCGGGGCGACAGTTTTATGCGGCTGGACACAGAAATGGCGGTAGGGCAGTCCATCACGATTGCGCATCTGGTTACCCAGGGATCAACGGCGTACTACAACAGCGCAGTACAGGTGGACGGCACAACCACGGGTGTAACGACAAGATGGCAGGGTGGCACAGCCCCAACGGCGGGTAATGCCTCGGGTGTAGATGTGTACTCCTACACCATCATCAAAACAGGTAATGCCACATTTAGTGTGTTTGCTGCTCAAGTGCAATTCAAGTAAGGCGCGGCCATGCCAGTTTTGGGAACACGGGGAGCGGCTTCGGCGCGTGGGTTTGGAATGTTTGGCGGGCTTCCATTTTCAGTTGACTACCTAATAGTTGCTGGTGGCGCTGGTGGTGCCTATGGCGGCGGCGGCGCGGGTGGTGTTATCTCTGGGTCTGGGTTCAGCGCGGTAGCTGGCACTACATACACCATTACCGTTGGTGGTGGAGGCACTGCTGGTCAAAACAGTGGCTCTAGCGTTGGTGGATCGGGTTCAGATTCCAGTGCCTTTAGTAACACCGCTGGTGGAGGTGGTGGCGGCGCCGTAAGAGATGTAGCGCCTGGAAATGGCAGGGCTACAAATGGTAACGGCGGAGGTGGCGGATATAGCCAAAATGGAGGCACGGGCAATGGTTCTGGAACCTCTGGTGGAAATGGAACAAATGACGGAACACTGTTTGTCGGTGGAGGTGGCGGCGGTGCTGGAGCAAACGGTGCGTCAGGAACATTAAGCCCACACAAAGGCGGTGATGGTGGGATAGGCGTTCAATCTTCAATTACAGGGTCCGCAATTTATTACAGTGGTGGCGGTGGTGCTGGAGCAAACGCGGGCACACCCGGTTCTGGTGGTTCTGGCGGCGGAAGTTCTGGCGTAGTAACCGGAACACCATCTGCAGGAACTGCTAACACGGGCGGTGGGGGTGGCGGAACAGGAAATTTCAACGCTGGCGCAGGCGGCTCTGGCGTAGTCATTATCTCCGCACCCCGCGCTGCAGCATCCACTACAGGCTCCCCCACGGTAACCACATCCGGTGGTCGTACTATCTACCAGTTCAACGCCTCTGGCACGATAACTTTCTGAGGTATCTATGGCTCATTTTGCTCAACTAGACGACAACAACGTAGTGCTTCAGGTCATCGTCATCCACAACAACGAACTGCTGGATAACGGCGTGGAATCTGAAGCCAAGGGTGTTGCGTTTTGTCAGTCGCTGTTTCCCGGTACAACTTGGCTGCAGACTTCGTACAACGGCAACATTCGCAAGAACTACGCGGGGATTGGCTTTACCTATGACGCCCAGCGTGATGCCTTCATTCCTCCGAAGCCGTTCCCATCATGGGTGCTAAACGAGACCACTTGCCAGTGGGAATCGCCTGTGCCGTACCCGCAAGACGGTAAACGGTACATCTGGGATGAAGCAACGCAGACTTGGGTAGAGGTACAAAATGCTTGACATCCTCGGCGGGGGCCTACTTGGCTCCATCTTCGGTGGCTTGTTCCGGCTTGCCCCGGAAGTGCTCAAGTTTATGGACCGCAAGAACGAACGCTTGCACGAACTCAAAATGTTTGAGCAGCAGTGCCAACTGGAGACGCTGCGCGGTGCACAAAAACTTCAGGAGATCGGCGCTCGGCACGACATGGCCGTCGATGTTGGTGTCTTGGATGCGTTCAAGTCCGCGCTGGATCAGCAGACCGAGATGGTCAAAGTTGCAAGCGGTTGGGTTGCTTCACTCAGCGCTTCAGTCCGTCCGGTCGTCACCTACTGGATCTTGTTCATCTGGTCGTTCGTTCACATTTGGTTTGCATGGAATGCTTGGCTGCAAGGCATGCCGCCAGTGGAAGTGTTCAAGACCGCCATGTCGCCTGACTTCTCAGCATTGGTTGCGGGAACGATTAACTTCTGGTTCCTTGATAGGGCCTTGAAGGCACGGGGGCTTGCGTGAACCTCGATGTAGCGGTTGCTCTGTGCAAGCAGTTTGAGGGACTGCACCGTCTTGGCAAGGACGGGCTGATCTACCCCTACATCTGCCCCGCAGGCTACCCTACCATTGGCTGGGGCACCGTTTACAAGCCTGACGGCTCCAAGGTGACGATGGAGCACCCGCCCATTACCCGCGAGACGGCGGATGCTTGGCTCATGGACGAACTGCGCCGGGTCTGTGCTTCGGCTGTGATACGGCAGTGCCCTGAACTTTTTGCCTGGAGCGTGACCAACGGCAACTGGCGGGCCTTCTGTGCTATCGCAGACTTCACCTACAACCTGGGGTCAGGTAGACTGCAGACCTCCACCCTGCGGCGCAAACTCCGTGCGCTTGACTGGGAAGGTGCCAAGGAACAGTTGGCCCTGTGGGTGCGCGGTGGCGGGCGTGTACTGCCCGGTCTGGTCAAGCGTAGAGCCGCAGAGGCGGCACTGCTGGGGTAAACATGCCGCTCAAAAAATTACAGTTGAAGTCAGGCGTCAACCGTGAAGGAACCCGCTACTCCACCGAGGGCGGGTGGTTCTCCTGCGACAAAATTCGTTTCCGTCAAGGCACACCTGAGAAGATCGGCGGTTGGCAACGCATTTCTAGTGAGACCTATAACGGCGTCTGTCGGGCACTGTGGCAGTGGGCTACCCTTGGTGGCGTGCCTTATCTTGGCGTCGGTACTAACACCAAGTACTACATTGCCTATGGCGGTGCGTACTACGACATCACGCCTGTTGTTTCAACAGTTACGCTGACAAACCCGTTTACAACGGTAAACGGCTCAACCACGGTCACGGTCACTGATGTAGCGCACGGTGCCACAACGGGTACTTTTGTGACGTTTTCTGGGGCGACTGCGGTTGGTGGTTTGACCCTTAACGGCGAATACCAGATTACAGTCACAACCGCTGACGAGTACACAATCACCGCTGCATCCAACGCTTCATCTTCCGCTACAGGTGGCGGGACAGTCACGGCAGCATATCAAGTCAGTGCGGGAACCGAGATTGCAGTTGCGCTTTCTGGATGGGGCGCAGGGCCTTGGGGCCTTGGGGCTTGGGGTATAGGTTCTTCTGGTACGGCCAGCATCCGCATCTGGAACCACCAAAACTTTGGTCAAGATCTGATCTACGGCCCCAAGGGCGGGGCCATGTACTACTGGGACGCAACCACCGGGCTTACGTCTCGTGGGGTAGCGCTAAACTCCTTGCCCGGAGCAACAGATGTACCGACCGTGCAAACACTGTTCATGGTGTCTGATGCGTCACGGTTCACGATAGCTTTCGGCTGCAATGATTACGGGTCATCTGACATCGACCCCATGCTGATTCGCTGGTCGGATCAGGAAAGCGCGGTCAACTGGACCCCAGCGGCGACCAACCAAGCGGGCAGTTTGCGCCTGTCGCACGGCTCAAGAATTGACGCCACCTTGCAGACCAGACAGGAAATCTTGGTCTGGACAGACACATCGGTCTACGGTCTTCAGTACTTAGGCCCGCCTGTTGTCTGGGGCTCACAGCTTCTGGCTGATAACGTCTCCATTGTCAGTGACCGTGCTGTAGCGTTGGCTGCTGGTGTGGCGTACTGGATGGGAGAAGACAAGTTTTACACCTACGACGGTCGTGTAAACACACTTAGCTGTGATCTGCGTCAGTACATTTTTAGTGATATCAACTTGGATCAGTACAGCCAAGTTTGCGCCGGGACCAACGAACAATTTAACGAGGTCTGGTGGTTCTACTGCTCTGCCAGCAGTACGCAAATTGACAGATACGCGGTGTACAACTACCTTGAGAAGGTCTGGTACTACGGCAACCTAGG